CCGAGGGTGGTTTCCCTCGGCGACCCCCCGGCTGTTAGGCCGGGTCCTCTCTTAAAGGAAAGTTACTTTACTTGAGGGCAATCTAACATCACCTCTATTAAATTATGTCCAAAATTTTAAGATTTGAATTTTTCAAGATTCAGTCTTTGATTCTGTTCATAATTTAATGAGCTGGATCCGAGCATCATTCGTGATGCAAGGACTTGCTCTACACAGGGAATTTGAGTGTTTAATTCTGAAACTCAAGTCTGTTGAACAGACTAGAGGACCTTTATTAGTTTTGTTAAACTAGTAAAGGGGGACTATTGTGTTACTTATCAGGCAACACAGGTCGTCCTGTAAGAATTAAGTGCACCCATAATGGTATACCTCTTTGTCTAGGTCCCTTGGTAGAAAGAATATGGTATGATCATCTCCAGTGTTTCACTGCAAATGATATTACTATATTGTTTCGTCAAGGGCACTGAACCTCGGTAAAGATCTTGATGCGACTCTATACTTGAGACTCTTGAAAAGTATCTCAAATATAGGCATGTCTCATAAGATCTTTCTGAAAAGACACTGGGGTACTATCATTCGGAATCTGAAAAGATTCCGCAAGATGTACCTTTGTCCAGAGGTCTTTTAGGGATCGGCTAACAGGAGTAGAACTCTTCTATAGTATCGATTTATCGAATACTATTGATAGATTTCTTACTCTATTAGCTGTTATCCTTAGAGGGCAGCTTCCGGGCAGTTGAGTCTGTGAGTGAATAGATGTGATGGCAGCTTTCCGTTTTATTGCCAATAATTAAAAAATATTTTAATTGAGGTAATTCAACAGGAGCTTACATCATATCGTCATTCACAGTTTCTCACCGTTACATTATTTATTACTGTTGTAAGCATAAGGGAGAGAGTGAAAAACTCTGTCTTATGTTTTACTCTGTAATAATATATTGTAATTGGTGACTCAGCTGTAGCAAAGTTGTATTTAGAAACTCTTGATAACTCTATGAGTTCACCAAATGGTGAACTTATAAAGGTCAAGAGATCTCACCATTCCCATTACTTCTCTAAAAGGAGGTAGCAAAAAGGATATATTTATATACTTTTTGTTAGCACTCTTAGAGAAAGTGAGAAGAAAGGTTAGATTTGTTCAAGTAATATAACTGAAGCTATTGTGGCCTATAAGGTAAGATCCTTCAACTATCCTTCCCGTTTTACGGAAAAGATTGGTTAAAGACATCTTAATCATCGAACATATAATTAGTAATAATTATAGGTGATCTGTCCGTCTGCTCAGTTAGTTCTTTTTTGAACTGGCGAGGAAACTTAAGATCAATTTAGTATTGAACTATATATAATATCATCCTTTTTTCAAATGATAGAATATTTAGCCCTTACTAGTTTCGTTGATTCCTATTCTGGAGTAAGAACAAGCATTCAATAAATGATTGTTTTTTCTTCTTCAGAAAAAGGGCCCTTACAGGACCACGGGCTCTAGACTTATTAAGTATACCTCTTTTAGATCCTATGGAAGGGATCGAGGAGGTTTACATAAATCTTCGGAAAAGAGGTCTTGTATACTAGATCTTTTGATCTAATATCTAAGACTTCTGCCATTATGGGCAAGAAACTTAAAACCAATTTTGGTTTTTAAATCTCCCATTTCCTGCCTTGACTCTGCGGCGGAGTTAAGGACGAGCCTCTTGCTCTGGTGGCTTAAACCAGAGACTCCCGTTCTTACTTACTAAGAATAATTTTTAAATTCTTAGGTTTGAATGGGGGGGAGTTCCACTCGGCTGATAACCGAGTGGACATCCCCA